CCAACTCTGCATACTCCGCGCTTGCTAAGTATCTTTGCAGTATAAGTAAATCCTGTTCATACCACTTAGGTTGATTAACCCTGGCATACCCTTCATCCATCTCAGCCTTGCCTGCTACTGGGTGTAGGTGTTCAATAATTACATCAGGTAAAAACTTTAAGTAATTTAAATCTAATCCTAATTGCTTTACAAAGTTATCAAAGAATAAATGTATGCAACCTGGGAATGTCATACCGCGTAGCTCATTAACTAAATCCCGGCTCATGCCAAAGGCTGTTGGCAGGTTAGCACCTTGCAATAGATCATCACCATAAACAATACCGGTGTTATGCGCTAACGCTTCCATAAAGGCTTTATCCCAGCCTTCGGTTCTAGGTAAGTGATCATCACCCATGAAAACAAAATAATCATAAAAAGGAAACTTAGTAATATCCAACAGATAAACCGCACCGGTATTAAGAGAAGCGGCACAACCACCTGTTTTATTATCCGCTGGTAAAACTTTGTATCGGTTATGGTTTGTATATTCCACCCAACGCGGATCATCATTATCTACAATAAAATAAAGATCGGCTTCTGTATTAGTATCTATAAAGGCTTTGGCCAGCCGATCCGCATTTTCAGGCCTGCCCCTACTGGGTACAACCACGCACATCTTCATGGCCATAGGGTAGGGGATAAGGCTGACTTACTTCTTAGATATAAGGATTTCGTATAGCGTGTCTAATTTTTGCTCTATGCGGACAACTCTACCTTCTAAGTTGTGGCCACCATTCCCATCAGGCTTTAACTCAGATAGGTAATGCTTAGTTAGCCAACGCACGGAAGCCACTAACGAACCAATTATGGTTACGCTAGATACTGCCAGTGCCATCCAATCATTCGTACTCATTTACTATTGATGCCAAACTTATCATCTTTAGGATCAAAATATCGTGCCAATGGTGCGACTATTGCACCGGCCAAAATTGCGTATTCAGGATTCCAATCTGCAACCAAAGCTAATACAGTTGTAATGGTAGCCGCGGCAATGCTTCGGGCATACGATTTTAGAATCTCTTTTTTCTTCTTATCTAATTTCATTTTAATCCTAACTCTTTTATTTTTTGTTTAACTTCATTTTGATCTAACGCAATTTCAAAGTGCATATCATCTTTACGCCGTTTGTAATTGCCACCCCAAGTCAAACCATATTTAGTTATGAGTAGGTTAATTGTATTACGCTGATGCTTATTAAATGTATTTGACTTGCCCAACGGATGCTTAATTGCATTTAAATCTATGGCTGTACCGGATGCGTGGTTACTTAAAATTCTATCTGATCCCCTGGTCTGCCTAAAGGCATAACCCCAATCATCTAATTGGCCTTGATCTATTGGCTCAACTAGCTCATGGAAATCTTTAGCAAAACTTACTAGGATTGGTGCAACGGCTTTGGCACATGCAAACCTAATCTTTGTGCCTGGCACTGTAAAGGTTTCAATGCCTAATTCTTTGCGATCATCACTAGCCGGCCAACCATTAGGGCTGGTAAGTTCTCTAATAATGGCCATCACCTACATGCTTATGAAAGCAATAACCTGGCTTCTTCTTCAGTAACTCCCAAACGTTTTAGTAAAACAGCCCTAGCCGTTGCCTTTGCTTCGGCTTCGGATTTTGCTACCTGAGCATTTGCTTTATCAATTTCATGTTGAGCAAACTCAGCGTCATTCATTTCTCTATCAATTACTTCATTTGTTTCAAGATTGTGGATTCTTATTGTTGGCTTAGTCATTTTATGATACTCCGTATAGTAGGATTGTTCCTGCTGTAAAACTTCCAATTACAGCACGAAATTCTAAAGAAGTAATTGCAGATAATTGATTGTAAATTCCAAGGCTTGTTTTTACATTTATGTTTGTAACTGTGGTTTCATTATTTCCAACACTTAAAATATTACCCATCTTAAATGTCGTGGTGTTTGTGTAATCGTAAATATTTATTAAAGCAAAATTATCAATACTTACATCATCTACTGGATACATAACTTCCCAAATAGTATCGTTAAAAGATGAGTTATTTGTTGTGCCAAAACTTGTTATATTTCTATGCCTTGAAGAATTAGCATCTGCGTTCATTCTTATTCCTAAATATGCAGGATCATTATTACTATCCATATTTCTAACAATTATTCTTAAATCTTTGTAAGTTCCGGGAATGCTTGTTAAAGTTGTTGTTGAACCGCTTAAAGTAGTTGTTGAAATTAAAGTCATTCCACCAGCAGCGGCAGCACCGCCATCTGATTTGAAAAATATAGCGGCTGAAGCGCTTACAAAATATAATTGACCACCTTCATATTCTGCTAATTCTAATGAAGAAGAAGTATTAACAGTTGCAGTACCAGCGGTTATTGTACAAACCCCTTCATTTAAATTTTGTATGGTTACAGTATCTCCGGATGCGAACAATCCTGTATTAACTGTAATCGTAGTTGCACTTGTACTATTAACTGATACCACCGTACCGGCATCAGCGGCAACTAATGTATAACTTGCAGTTTTGGCAGTAGCCGATCCACCACCCATTGCAGTTTGTTGCAGTGATAGCATTTGTGCGGCTGTAAGAACCTGCCCTACGCTAAATGATTGTTTTGCCATTTACACACTCCTAATAAGCCAAAGAATCTTCATCAAGAACCCCATCAACAGTTGAGTTTAACACAATTCCAACGGCAAAAGGTTGAGCGCATGTAAAAGTTACTAAGAAAGATTTAGGGGTTATCTGATAGGTAAGACCTGTTATCACGCTATCTGTAACCACATTGCCAGCCGGTAAGGTTTGAGTTACTTCTATTGGATCAAATACATCTAAATTTAAAGCCGCTACCACCCGGCTAGAATCGTCCTCACCAAAGGCATCAACTGTCAGTGAGTTAAGCTGTAAATCTACGCCCTGCTCTTTTCGGCTAGCAATAATCATTTGGGCTTGATTTAGGGCATCCGCTTCTGTTTGCATAATGCCGTTTCTTAGCCGGCTATGTTGAAAGTAATCATTGATGCTTTGAGTATCGCTGGCAGTTTGACCGGTTAATCCAGTTGGAGTAACTGTTACTTTATTAACCATTTGATAATCTGAAATATCAAATTGCACTGCCTGATAGGTAACATCACCTGAGCCTGGTACATCACTAAAGGCCGTTGCCGTGCCACCTGATGCGCTAATAATGTCAGTGCGTGATAAAAATTTTGCATAGCCGCGTTGATCCATATAAAAAGAACCCAAATCGGTAGTTTCTACTTCTTGGCAGGCGGCTAATAATGATCTTGAATTACCGGTATCTGCCTGTACTGTTGTAGTTGCGGTTGTAGATATATCACGCATACCACCTGGCCATTCCCCGGCATCTAACAAACTTGAAATTCTTTGTGCAGTAGTTTGTCCGGCAATGCCACCACTAACTGATGTAATTGTAGTTAAGTTTAATAATTGAAATCCATCTACACATGCCAAAGTTACATAGGCTGGATCAAATCCGGTGGGGCTTTGGTAATTCCATTCCTGTACATACATAGAACCTAAATTATATGTAACACCTAAATAGTCTGCCGTAAAACGAATTTTACGCATAGGCTTAATCTTGCTGTACAAGCTAGAACCGGTATTGGCTGGATTAAATTCACCAGTTTCATCAACAAAAGTTATGCGTGCAGAACCGCCAATAAAAGAATCTGATGATCTATTAAATGCACGGCGAATATAACATTGAGTTACAAAGTTTGTAATATCTACTACATCAGCGGCAACTGTACCTAATACGGCGGCATCTAATGGTGTTGAAGGATCATCTAACACTAATGCTGGATCAAATGAAGCACCGCCGGAGAAATCAATCTCAGCTCTAAATATTGCCGCTGGCATTATCTTCCTAAATTAGTTAATTGAGTTACTGCACCTGATCGGTTTAAGTTATACAAAGCATCTTGAATTACAGATTGCAATTCACCTTCTGATATAACTGAGCCGGCTACATTGATATTTACAGTAGTTCCCATGCTACCCATGCGATCTAATGGCACAACCGCTTCTGAACCGGCTTCACCAATTATTGCTAAAGTAGGTTGGCTAACGATTCCACCTTCTGCCAATTTTGGCACACTTGTAAATTGAGATAGAAAACTAGCAATATTAGTATTGGTTGCTCTAACATCCGTTAATGCTGATTGTTGAGTTATTGGTGCAGGTTGATTTTTTTGTAAAAATTCTGAAATATCAGTATTTAAATTTCTAACACTTTCCAATGCAGTTGTATAAACAAATTGATCAATTTTGGCTGTCGTAGCCTGTACCTGTTGTATGCCCTGGCTTATTTTCTTTTTATTTATTTCATCCAACAATGCCAACATTTTACGTAACTCTTCATTAGCGGCAAAAAGTTTAGTCAAATATAATTCAACTTCTTTAGTACTTATACCCCATTTTTGAGCCAACATTTCAATTTCATCAGTAGTGATTTTTCCATCTTCAATAACCTTTAATACATCTGCATAGCGTTGTGCTTCATCAACGGCGGCCTTTGTGCCATCTGCCAACTTCTGTAATATCTTTACACGCAACTCATCTTCACCATTTAATTTACGGCTCAGTGCCGCTTGTAGGTTAATCCGGTCAAGATCAAACATGGCCGACAACTCAGCCTTCTTTTTATCTAATTCCTGTTGGGCGCGTTTTTCTTTAGTCATGGCTTTTTCTTTAGCCAAAATATCTTTTTGTATTTTTGCTAAAATTTGTTCTGTGGTTAATTCTTTTTTGCCATATAATCTTTGCTTTTCTAACGCATCAATTGTTAATTGTGATAAACCTAAATAACCGCGTTCTTGCAATATGCGCTGTTCTCTTACTTTA